ACCAAGCATACTCTGATCGGCTGGCTCTTCTAGATCGGCAGCAGTTATTTGATATTTTTGCTGATCAGCTGGAAGCATACTCATTTGAGGTTGCTCACCTTCTGAATCACCTTCCAGGTCAGCAGCAGTTATTTGATAGCTCATTGACTACCCCCTTGAAGCTGCTTAAGGAAAATAGCTCTTTTTTCTGGTGATAAAGACTTTCCGTAAGCTATTGCGTCAGCTTTATCCTTAAACTTTTCTTTAAATGCTTCCGGCTTTGCTTCTTGATATAGATCTTGAATATCAGTTAATGTTTGGCCGCCATGCTTTTGATTTTTAGTTCTCAATTCTTTATAAGACGAACTGGAACCTTCAAGTATAGATTTAATAACACCTAAGTTAGATGCAGGTGAATTACCAATATCAACCTTGCCTCTACCTACTATCTTAGCGATCCCAACGCCGCCAAGTTTAGACATTAATTTCATTAATTGGGCTTGCAAAACAAGAGCTTTTTCCGCAACCTGACCAGTAGCTTCCGTGCCAAACCCATAGCCATGAGATTTTTTAGCTAAATACCCAGTAGAATTAGGATTCTTTTTTATTATCCCTTTTAGCTCATTAGCAAGCCTCATTGTTTTTCTTACGTCGGTGGCTGCATCGTCTACGTTTTCGGTTATTTTGAAATCTTCTTTTCTCTTATATAAATTAAAAGCAGCGTCGTCTTTATCTGCCTGAGTAAGCGGCTGAGCTTTGCCCATGTTCATTTTACGATAGTTGATCAGTGACTCAGCCAATTTGTCTAGGCGGTCTTGTTCACGATCTTTACGCTCTTCTTGTGCAGGCATACGCCCTAGCTCATAACCCTGTTTTAGATTGGTAGCTAAGTTACGTAAACCAGACAAGCCCATTGGCTCAACGTGTGTGAAATCACCTCGAAATGGCATTCTTAACTACCTCCATAAAAATCGTCAGTGCCCGACATGCCGCCAAAGCTAGGCATGCCAAAACCAGCGCCAATAGCGCTAGTTATAGCTCCAAACATATCTTGACCACGTTTACTACGGTTGCGTTCTTGGTCATATGCCATCTTGCCTTTAGTGCCTAAAACATTTGCCTCTGATTCAGCTAAGTTAGTTCCAGCTTGTTGGCCATAACCATATAAACCTTCTTCGCCGCGCATGCCTCTATCTTGAATGCCTAAAACATTTTTAAGCCATTCTTGTTGATCAGCACCTAGCAAACCTTGAGTTATTTGTTGTTGTTGCTGTTGCTCAAACGGGGTGCCGCGCATTCCGCCAGCAGCAGCCGAATTACTAGCCGCTTGTCCCATTTGTTCTTGTTTGAATTGGTAGCCCTCTGATGGCTTATAACCCTTCATAATCGCATTGATAAAATCTTGCGGATTATCCATCATAGAGCCGTATTGACCCTCTAATTTTTCGCCGGCACGTTCGCCGCGCTGGAAAGACGGATCCAAATACTTGCGCATAGCTTCTGGAATCTGATCGTAATATTTATTAGCTTCGCCTGCTGCGTTATCTTCGCCAAAAAAAGCATCTGACATGCTATCAAATATACCCATAATATAATCCTTTGCGCTATGCGCTTGTTATTGTTTCGATTGTGCTTGCGGCAGTTTTGACTTTAAGCTTAGCTGCGTCAGTATCAAACCAAGTAGTTCCATTTGGAACTGTTTCATCTGTGCCGTAAGCTGTAATTTCAGCACCTGTTTTTTGCGGAAACTGCCAACCATTATTGGCCTGTCTAACCATTTCATTTAAAGTCTGCCATAAATTGTCATTGTATAAAGCAGATTCTGTAGTTAACTTACCCTCTTTAGTAGTATAGGGCATGTCATAATAAACTGGTAATTCTGGCAGGCTCATTTAGTCACCTATTTATCAATTGTTAGAATACCGTTTGCAACTACGAACCTTTGCAAGCCATTAAATTGAAGCATAATTGTAAACTCATTGCCAAAGCCTAAGTTGTCCCATGAAATAGTGTTTCTGTGCTGGCCTTCATGGTTTAAAAAACGTCTAACTTTATTTGAAAAAGTTGCGCAACCATTTTTGCTAATAGACATTTCAACATTTGGTCTATCTAAAACTTCGGTTTGGTAACCATCTTCACTTAAAATTAATGCGCCGCCCTCTGAAATTATAGGCGTACCATTTTCATCAACTAACTGACCAAAAATTCTAACTGGTAACGGATAATATGAATCAAAACCTTGCTCTAGTACAAAACTAAATCGTAGCGATCTAAATGGTGTGCTGTCTGGCGTTCTAAGTGTTTTACAAATTCGCAGTCTTGGTATTATGTCGCCAGTCGTCGCGCCTATAACGTCAATAGCCTGAATTATATCAGTTGATGTTTCGTACAAAGCGCCGTTTTTTAGGGATATGAAATATAATTTATTATTAAAATAAGCTACCTGCCGCGCAGGATGGCTATTTAGTTTTTGGTCTGTCGCAAAAATAAACTGGCCTGTGTTAAAATCATACACCAGTGTAAAAGGATCGACCTCATTGTAAAAAGTAAGCTGATAAAATAAATGCCCGTCTTGACGAAAAAAGAATCCTGATGAGTGCTGTGGGAACTGGACGCTCTTAAGTAAGTTATCAATGCCGTCGGTTGATAGCGGTTTAATCTCGCTGCCGTCAGTCATCATAATGGTTCGCTGGCTAGATTCATTTTGGGCAAGCCAACAAACAAACTGCTCACTAACAGCTATTGATTCACGACTAACGCAACCACTATCAATATTAAATGAGGCATTACGCCGATAGTTTTGTGCGCCGCCAACGTGCGTCCAGACTTCACAAACAATGGAACCAAAAATAATTATATGATTAGCTCGACCAGGCAAACGGTGAGCAGCAACGCAAAAGTCAGGCTTAGTTTGAAGAGCAAAAACACCGCCAGCAGCCGGTGGGACATTTACTATATCAGCAGCCAAACTAACGTCATACTGATAAATACGCCAAGTCTGTGGATTAGGATCGCTAACATTTCCAGTCAATAAGAAAAACGTATTATGATAGCTAACATAACCAGGGGTAAATCCGCCAGATGCTACGCTAATATTTTGACGTACAAAAGTTGGCAATGCCCAATTGTAAATATAAGCGTCTAAACCATCGACTATGCAAATTTGACTCGATAAATTTTCATCAATATAAACTTCACCATGGCTAGTGTCTAACGTGCCAATAGCCGACCAAAGCAAAGACTTCTCTATTTTAAAAACCGTGTTAGCAACTACAGCTATTAAAAACTGACCACGAACACTATGAAACAACGCGCGCCCTTGCTGTGAAGCATCAAAGAACTCTAAAATATTCTTATAGCCAGCAAAACTAACAAGCCAACCATCAGAGGTAAACAAGTTGAAAGTTTTTTCATCACTGATTTTTTTATAGCGACCGAAACTATTACCGCCGACTACTTCTACTGGTAGTTGAGTGGTCAAGGTGTGTATCCTCTGCCTAAATTCGCCCATCCGTAAATACCAACGCCGCCGCTTTGTAACGTGCTTTGTTTGCGTAATTTAAGATCTAAAGGCCTAGAGCTTTTATTGATAATAGATATATATTTATTAAGAGCGTCAGTAACACCTTTGGGAACCGGCATTGAAAACTCTACACATATTCTATCTGCTAAAGCATATCTTAAATAAGTACGATAAAAATTATCTAAAGTTAATTCTAAATCTTGATGTAAAGTAACCACCGTCAATGCAAACGTACCAACAATCGTGAATACATAAGCTTGGTCAGGTCTAAAATACATGCTAATTCGTGAGCCGTTTAAAATCCGCTCGTAATTATATTGATAAGGTAATGAATCAATATTCAACGCCCGACCCTGACCAGTATATTGATCGCGACCAATGTAAGTCATCGGGTAACGAACCGTATCTTTTACAAAAGTTAATGTATCAATATTTATTAAACCAGGAATCGTATAATTTTCTTCGCTTTCACTTCCTGTAAACGTACTTGTAGTCGAATACGGGATCATGCCTACATCAGCAACGCTCTCTAAAAGCAAGTCATTTAGCCAGTCCAAACCACTTGTCGTCTGACTACCGCTAACCGTCTCAAATTCACGCGAAACAATCCCCGACGCATAATAAGCGTTGGTTATTAATTCTAAAGATGTGTAGGCCATGATTAGTTCCTTAACTTAAACTAACTTATCCATATAACCAGCAACACTTAAAGCAACCGCGCTACCTGTTACGATGTAATCAACACCTGTAGTCACATCAAATGGGCAAACTAGATTAGTAAGTTCAATTACAGCAGCAACCGCACCACTTGCGCGAGCATAACCAGCAGCAGCACTTGAGCCACCAGGTCGTAATTCGCAAGTATCATTACCAGCAGTTGGAGTGAAAACTGTAAGCATGTCAACAATACCTGAAACTGTTAAATCAGGAACGCCATTGCTCATGTCTACAGCAGCAAAAGTTGCAGATGAACCGGCTGTAATATCAGTAGCAATAGCTACGTCCCAATACATCCAGCGATCAGTACTCTCACCTTGCTGTCTAAATTCTAGTAAATCAGATGTGCCATCAGTTCTAACCCAACCAATACGACGATATATATCATATCCGCCTGGTAAAGATGGTGTGCTTAATAATGATAGTAAACCAGCAGCAGCATTAAAGCCGGTTGAATCATCAATAACAAAAACAGCGTAATGACTGCTAGTTGTTAAAGCTGCAACGTCTACGCCATTAGCGCCTACTGTTGCGCCGTTAATTTCTAAAGCTGCGGCTACAACGATATCATTAACGTTTGAACTGTCACGAGCCGCGCCAGCAGCTATAGCCAAAAGGCTGTCACTAGTTCGGGATAATTGTAAACCGTTCACATATTTTGTGCCGGCATTAACCATTGGTGTATTTGGCATTTTTAGATCCTTTTAAATGAGTTTGCGCGCTGCCGAAACAGCGCAAAAAGATTAAAGAGGTAACGCAATCATTATGGAATATTCATCAACAAGTGTCTGGCCGTGAAGTACATCATGTACCATGCCGCGCTGATTTTGACCAAATAAAGAACCATAATAAGTACGAATAGACGCACCACTATCAGGGTCTTGACTGATTGAAGTCGGGAATGGAACCTCTTCTGGCAATCTAGGCATACCCATAAACAAAGCATTACCTGAGTATATTAAGCCACATCTATGTGATGGCAATACAGTCGCTTGCATACCAACCGCGATATCTATATTAATGTTTTGTGCGTTAGTAGCTGATGGCTGTAAAGCTGGTGAAATGCTTACAGTTACATTACTAGCACCAGTTGAAGCGGCAGTTGCAGTTGCTCTAAACTGAACCGGGCTTTGTGATACGTTATGACCGATGAAAGTTCTAAATCTTACATTAGTCTGACCAGCTACGCCGTCTGAGAATTGGAATTTATCATAAATCAATACAGATGCAGCATCACTAGCAGCGTTACAACCACTAAATTCTATAGAAGTAATCGCACCAGCAGCATTTTTAGTTGTTGAAACAACTGTCAATGTAGATGCTTGAATACCTTCTGTACCAGCAGTATGAGTTTTAAGTAAGTTTGACTCGTACCAATCGCACTGAGAAAAACGTCCTAATTCCCAACTCATCATCTCACGCTCATTTTTTTGAGGTGTGAACTGATTTAAGCCGCTGTTAACAATTCCAGGAACTGTTAAGTTATCTAAG